ATTACTTCCCCACCCTGTATAAATGTAATAATTCTATATTTCTGAATCCTTCTGGTAAACAATATTCGATCTTGGTGTATGGATCGTGATAGTGCGATTTTTCGCATAATTTATGTGCATTATCAGGAATCCAAACCACACCATTCGGTGTTTGATCTGAACTGTCAACACGAACTTCGTGCGATTCCCATCTCAACATGGCCGTTTCCCTTCCACCATTTTCGGTGGTCATACCCCAAGACCATCCATCTTCGTACCCTTCACTGCAACCTGTCGTCAACGATGCAAACCATAATACCAATGCCACAATCAACCATACCATGATGGCAAACTTTATTCTGCCCTTCAAATCTTCACATAACATAATGTTTACTACTATACCTCTACCATATCCTCTTGCTCCAAATCAGATAATTCTTCTGGACGTTCATTGATATGCCCTTCACCCCGAAAGGTTTTAGGTTTGACTTCGATACCATTGAACACAAACCGTTCTAGGTTTAGTGCTTGAAAGAACATCTCAAAAATGCTATCTCTGCTCAATTCTTGATCTCGAACATCGAAATCTACTTTCAACAAAAACTCTGCTCGATATAATTTCATTTTAACCCCTTATAAAATAGTAAATAATGAGTGGGTAGAAGTGGTGCAGTGCTGTTAGGCTTTGCCCCCCACACCGAACCCTCATGCCTTAGTCCTAGACACGACACAACGATATAACAACCATTTAAGACTTCCATCTCCACTGAAATCACTGACACCTTATGGGGCAAATTGCGACCAACGTTCTTCTCGTTTAGATCGAAATCCAAACCAGCACAATTCACTTTACACCCCAATCTTAGAGCAACCATAAAATTTATCATATGATCCAACTTCCACGACTCACCTAAAGTTTGTTCGGATAAGAGATCAACCAAATCCGATCTTAGGTGTGAAATCCCCCCTCATTTTATATTACTATTACTATTGACGGTCAATATAGTACTTCTCTGGACTTACCTCGAAATACCCTGTCAATACAGGCCATACTACCAACCCCAATCCGATCAACGACCATACAATCCCAAACCATAAATCACCATGTTTCTCGATGAATCCTGTACTACCCAACAACATGAAAAACCCTATGACTAATCTAATCATATGACACATCTACATCAACAGAAAAATCATTCATGCCATTCTCTAATGTTACTTTCAAAGGCAGTTCATACAGACTATCTGTCAAACTTTTAATGTACATGGCAATCTGGTCTAACCCTGCACCCTGTATAAATGATCCAACCAGTGCTGGATTTGCCTTGGCAAACCCTTCACCGAATTGATTGTCAATTGCTTCGACTGCTTGTCGTAACCATTCTTCGGCAGTATACCCTGCTTGACGCATCAAAGTTTCTGCCGATGGATTTCCTAAATTCATATTATTCTTCTTCCTCTAGTGCGTCCTGTTCTGCCCAAAATTTTTCCATTTTGGCATCTTCGGCTGCCCATTCAGCCCGAACTTCGTCTGATACTTTCCATAATGATGTTACTTCACTATACTTGACACCTTCCTCTGGTTCAAAGAATGTCCAGCCAGAACCCATCACAATATTTTCGGCATAGACTTCACGTAAAACTCGATCCTGTAACTGGTCTAACAGAACAGTACTTTCATAACTTTTCTTGGTGCGGTTGACACGCAAGTCCTTGTGTAACAGATCACAGATCATTTGTTCTCTTGGTACTTTTGCTATCCTACGCAAGATGCTAAAATTCATCTCGATGTAATCGTCGTGTAATAACATTTCTTTCAAGGTCATTTGATCGACTTTGATTGAACGTCTGATCTCAGAACGTTCCCCTGTACCTTGGTAAGTGAAGTTCTTGGCCGTGTACATATTACTATTCCTTTCTACTTCTGCCATCTCAACCCGTTTCAAGAAACCACCAGACCATTCTGGCATACCATTATAATATCCACTAAATCCGTTTTTCATCGTAGATCTCTCTAGCCTTTTCCATACCCCTCAGAAATCCGTGAAGATCTCCTATAAAGTATGCCATAGTACCTGTCAATCCAACCATAATCGTTACTATTACCATCTGTTCAACTTCCATCATATTAGTCACTCCTTTGGACTATCATAGGAATTTCAGCAAACCTACTACCTTTACCTACATCATTTAATTCAGTTGTGTAAATTATATGACCAGTATCATAATCAAGACCCTTTTCAAGTTTTATTTGAGTGATGTTATCTTTACACAGTTCATCCCCAAAATTGTCAATATATTCATTCATGTTAGGAATATTATCAAAAACCCTAACTTCTGAGACTGTACCGCCATACATAACAACTACTGCAAAAAGATGTTTCATATATAATCTATCCTTGAATGCTTTGCTAATTTTCTCTCAAGTTTGACGTGTTTCTTCTCTAATTCCCAATCAGTACTATCCCAATTAACAAACCACTGTTTTCGGACGTGGTATTCTGGATGTGCATGATAATTGTACTCACCACCAACATGCTTTCGATGCCAATCTTTAGTACGTGCGTGTTTTCTTCGAGATCTAACCTTTGCTTTATCTTCCATTATTTTCCTTTTCTGCTTTCATCAAATCAATTGCTTCCCAAACAAAAACTGCCAATGCTCCACCCATCAGTATAAACATGACACCGAATAATGCGATAACTACTGTACCCCAATTCTCTAACACTTTTACCCCTTTTCTTGCTGTCTACGATCAATTTCGTTAATAACGTCATTCCAGAGAGAAATGATGCGTTTTTCCTCTTTTTCACATGCTTTTTCGATCAAATGGACGTTTATTTGCCAAAATTGGATCTCATGGAGCAAATTATGTGAATATTCTTGGATATTTTCGATATTAGTCATCGTTTTCTGCCCAATCTATCAGTTTTTGATGTAAATTATCACTGTATTGTGGTGCGAATATTGAGATCAACCCCAAGATACTAATGGATAATACACCCACAATTATGCCGAACACAGCGGCAATGCCAACAAAAAAATTTCTCATATAGTTTTACTATTTATCCTTTTTACCCTTTTGACCAAAATTTTCTGCGAAAAAATTTCTCAGAATATTTTCCGAGAAACGTTTTCAACTATGACTGTTAGATCGTCTAATAATAGTTGTTCTAAACGGTTTTTACGTTGGATACGTGCAAGTCGATCATCACGGAGATTCTTGCGATTGTCTACACGTCCTCTTGCTATAAAACGTTTGCGTAATGTTTTGCGTTGCTTGGTTTTTCTAATTGTTCTGTATGCTAATCCCATTTCTTTTTGCGTCCTCGTTGACTTTCGTCATCTAACAAACTAGTACCCAAGGCATAAGAGATTCCTTATGCCTTAGACTGTGTTTTTGCCCCGACTGCCAACCTTAGAAAGGTTGGACATCGAGATTTTCGGATTTGACTGCTGGAATTTGTTCACCAACACTGCTATCGCATTTCTCGTAGAGATCTTTGAATGCCAGTTTGGTATCTTCATCGAATCGACTTATGCACAACTCGACTGCTTTCAAACGATCTTTGAAAATTGCGAATGCATTGGCAATATGGACTAATCGACGTGTTGCGATAATTTCATCAACACCACCATCGTAGAAAGTCTTACGGGTAATATCTGCCCAATTGACCAGATGTGTTGCAAAATCATCTTCACCCTTAACACCGAGTGACTTGAAAACGTTTTTGATGATGCGAGTTTCGGTAGTAACAGGTGGATATGCCTGTTCTAGTGTAATGGCAAACCGATCAATAAATGCTTCGTTGAGTACGTTAGTACCAACAAATGCACCAGACTCAGAACCTTTGCCTTTTGTGTTTGCAGTGGCAATAATTGTGAACCCATCAGCAGGGTGAACCCACTCATTGATTTTCTTAAGGAAAACACCCTTACCTTCTAAGATCGGTTGCAAGCAAAGAATTTTGCTCGATGCCAGATCGACTTCATCTAATAGCAGTACTGCACCACGTTCTAGTGCTTCGACAACTGGCCCTTTGTGGAACACAGTCTCGCCATTTTCCAATCGAAAACCACCAAGCAGATCATCTTCATCAGTCTCAATAGTAATGTTGACACGGACTAGTTCACGTTTGGTTTCAGCACATGCTTGCTCAACACCAAAGGTCTTGCCATTGCCTGACAGACCAGTGACAAAAATCGGATAGAACAAATTGGACTTCAGAATTTGCACGATGTCCTTGTGATGTCCAAATTTGACGTAGGTCTTATCGACATCTGGAATGTACCCTAACAGAGAATCGGCATTTGGCAAAGTGTTGCTCTTAGCGATTTCTTCAACTTTTTTCTTAGGTGTTTTAGATGCAACCGACTTTGCAACTTCTTTTAAATCGGCAGTAGATACGATGTCATCTTCAACTGGTACAGGTGCTGGCACACTGTACGTGTTGTGCTTGCTAGTCTTGAGTGATCTCACTAGACTAGATGGCCATTGCAGACCTTCAGTTTCTTTGACGTGCCGTAGATCTGCACGATTTAAAGTTTTGGCAGAGGGGAAATGCTTGTGAATTGCATTGATGAATTGGGTTGTGTTGTCAGTCATTATCTAAATCCTTAATTTAAAGGTGAAACTCAAATCGGTCAAGAACCCTTCTCAACCTTACATACTAATTATACCATATTGAGGGGGTCGATGTCAAGCTAAAAGTGCATCTTTTTGAAAGTTTTTTTGAAGATTTTTGTAAGAGCATCACTTTCCTCAATTGTTCAACACTACTATTATACCATATTGGGGTAGGCAATGTCAAGCTAAAAATCACTTTTTTAAGCAGTTGCCTGAATTTTTTTCAGAAGAACTGTAATAGTACTGGAAATCAAAACGAAAACCACTAACAAACTCAACATAATCAATATAACTCCTATCTCAATTGTTCAACACTACTATTATACCATATTTTGCCCCCTGTTGTCAAGCTAAATCGCACATTTTCGCACGAATTCAGAGAAAAAAATTTCTGCGGCCGCAACCTTAGATGTAATAGACTGACTAGCAAAACACATTAAATTTACGTTTAGTAACATGTCACCCAAAAGTGACACTCTGCACCATATGGGGCAAAACTCTCACCACTCTTGTTCCGATAACTCTATTGTACTACCAGTAGAATTCTCTTGTAGCCACTTCCCAAACAACACCGCACTCAATCCCCAAAAGTCTTTTTTACCTAACAACTGATACACATCCCACGTATTCACACTAGCACCCCGTTTGACCTTTGCATCACAATATTCAAACACCTTATCCTTGAGATATTCTTCGTATGACATCTTAACCAGCAACTCCCATCGGTTCTATCTGTAACAATTTCTCTTGTTTTTCACTAGTATCAGGCAACTCACAATACTCACACAACCTTCCTGACTCCATCAAATACTCCTTATCAACAAATACCTTCGACCAATCTATTTCTTCATTCCTTTCCTCACCAAAATCAAACACAGTTCCAGCTGGCAACCAACAACATATATTACAGTTATTGCAATAATCAGCAATTTCTTCTGATGATTTCATTTGTGACAATTCTTCATATGTTACCCATCCAGATTCAGCATTGTATTGACACTCTTTGACTCTTGGGGCAAACACATTAGAACTAGGATCTAATCGTTTCTCAAATGGATAGACCACACAGAATTCTGGTCTATCTTCGTATATTTTACATGGCATTTTAAAGTTTCCTTATAACCGTTTCTATCTGATACTCTGGAATTGGATGATTGGGCATCGACACCCCATATATTCCCTCTGGTAGAGTTTCCATTATATCATCTGAACATAATTTCAAGTATTCGATTTTGTACTTCTTATCAATTAGACATGATTTTAGAAAAAGATCAAAATTGATCGTATATGGCAAATCTTCTTTCTTGGTAAGAAAAAACATCTTATGATCTGGATTCCATATTGCTGGCAGTTCAGTTTTTAGTTCGTAGAGATCCCTATCAGGCACAGCAATAATTAAAAATCCATTACGTTTTAGAATTCTCCACCAATTTCGTATTGCCAGATAGGGAGCAATACAATGCTCTAAAATGTGACTAGAGTAGACAACATCATAGGATTCATCTTCGACTTGTTTCATAAAAGATGCATCATATTCTCTCGTTCCATCTATTCCCCATCCTTCTTCATTGTCATACCTAAATGCATCTTCAGTAATCGGGCTCAATCCACAACCAATATCAATAACTGACCTACCCCTCAAATACCTCTCGAAAAAATCCTTACCTCGTCTTTGTGATGCATTTTGTGTCTCACCCCAATGTTCCGTTTCTATCCATTCTCCATCACTATTATATGGCATACATTATCCTCCCATTGCTCCATTATAGAACCATTTCAAATCAAAAAGATCGAAAACTTTCTCCTTAGCACTCTCTGGTTTTTCCCATAAGTCTTTATCAAGGATTTTCCCGAATCCTTCGTTTCGATTGACATTGATAGCATATGCTGTAGGTAGGGGATTCTCTCTTGAACCCCCATCAAATGCATCTATAGGTTTGATGTCATTGACCACTATTCTCTCTTGTGATCCAATGCCAAAAATTATTTGATCGTAATTGATACCAAACTCCTTTAACATCTTCTCAGTCACTTGTCGATGTTCTTCCAACCTTGCCGTTGTGAGTATAATATAATCACCTCTCGTTTCAATCCCTTCAAGAAATTCCAGCACATAGGGAAGAAGTTCCTCTTTTGTGCCTTCATCAATTTCTTTGTTTTCAAGATGCTTGACCAATGTTCCGTCGATGTCAATGAACCAAGTTTTATTCATTTAGGTTTCACCATCCGTTCCACTGGAATTAAGTCAGGAAATGCCTTATTAGATAATTTGGCCGTTAGACCCTTATAGTTCAGTTTCTTTTTGACCATAGTCAGTAGAATTTCTGCTTCTGTAATGTGTAGACCTTCTAATAGTTGTATGAAAAGTTGCTCTCGACGTGTCTTGCTTAGATCTTTGCCTTGTGCAGTTGGATTTCCGTTGAAAGTAGCAAAACGTCCGATCTTCTTGGCCTCTTGAGTTAAACGCATATCAGCCAGATCATATGCTGGTGCATCATTGGGTTCAAACGGCGGTTTCGAGTCTGGCACTTGCCATTCTATACCTGAGTCAAATGCACCTCTCAGTACGATCTTTAAACCGTCACTCTCGTTTTCCTTTAGGATTTGTGCTTTCTTAGACACTGATGTCACTTCGTCAACTTCGGTAAATATTTCGTGTAATGATTTTTGCATGATCTTAGAATTCTCCTATGTGTTCCATCAAATTTTTCAATCTGTTATCCATAAAGTAGGAAAGCAGTTTCGATCTGTCTGTTGGTTTGGTTTGTGTATACTGTTCCATAATCTCACATTTAAGTGATGATGGTACTTTGGTTAGATCGACCAATAGTTGGTTTCGTGCATAGTTTCGTAACATATTGGTAGTACAGAAAATCTCTGGATCTAGGTCGATCCATGATTCAACTTTCTTTTTGGAAAGGGGGGTTTGCCTAGAATCGGTGACAAAGGTGTCGTCTGCACTCAAAAAATTGGGTACTCCGTCACCTTTGTCTCCACGCATGATATGCTCTCTTAGAAACTGTTCTGGATTCTCGCATTTGAGATAACGTTTCTGTATAGGTGAATATTGCTCCACCCCTGCATATCGTTGCAATTGCATGAAATCCTTGTCACCCGATAAGACTAAAATGGCACTGGCATGATGTAGATGTTCGCAAAGTGTACCGATCACATCATCCGCTTCGGCAGTACAAACTTCTAGGACTTTATAGGGAAAGTGCAGTTTCAGTTCTGCCTTAATTTGATTTAAGCATTCAAAAATAGCATTCCAATCGTGTGTCGATGTCTCACGCAATTTCTTTCTATGTGCCTTATAATGGGGAAATTTGATCTTTCTCCAGTAGTTGCGATTGTCGCAACATATCACCATCTCTCCACCGAAACGTTTTTTGAATTTGTTTCGATAGAGTCTGATGGAATTCAGCACCATATGTCTGATTAGATCTTCATTGATACCTTGTTTTTGTAGTGCTGGTTGGGCCATAAGTGACGAAATCAGCACTTGGTTGTAGTCCACTAAAATCATAATAATTGTACATCCTTTTGTTATTCATCATCGGTAGTGGGCATAATGAAATCAGGAGAAAAACTGACATTAAGCATATCCTTGATTTTCTCTTGTTGTACCATTGAATCCTCTACCTGTTTTAAAGGATTGTTAGAACCAAGACCAACTTGCAATTCATGTCCGACACCGAGTTGTCCATAGAGAATTGCCCTTAGAAGTTCCACTACAATACGGAAATCTCTGGCAAAATCCTCATTGTGTATATCAAATTCCCAATCGGCAATCAATTCAATCATCAGTGGACACATCTCGGCCAGAAGTCTTTCGGCAACAACTTCTGGTTGCCTGAGATCGTCTGGTGTAGATGGGTGTTGTACAATTTTCTTCGTTGTCATATAGTCTGCAAATTCTTATCGAATGCATCCTGTGTAGAAACCTTTGTCTTTTTCTGTCTTGGTTTCTTACGTTCCTTCATGTATTTATCACAGTCGGAAATGATGCTATCCACGAATTTCTTGAATCGTTTCTGTTGTGGTCTGGTCAAGAAACTATAGGATTCACGATGTTCCTTGTACTGTAGACCAGTGGTCAGGACACATTGCAATTCCTTCTGTAAGACTTTGAACCATTTCTTGATCTCTGTACACACATTTTGCTTGAAATCCTTACCCTTAACGTAATTGTAAGCAGAGAAATCAGATTTGACGTTGTTGTCTAATAACAGGTCAATCTCATGTTCCATTTCACCAATGGCATTAGAAGCAAGTTCCTGCGTGGTCAACTTACGAAATTTTGGTTCATCATCATCCGTAGATACGGCCGTTTTCTTAGGAGTTTTAGGTTTTTGGTGATTTCTAATAAACCTTTTTATCTCTTTATCGAATCTAACTCTGGTCTGTTCTGGTAGTTCATACCCCTCACAAACCAATAGTGCCATTGTCGCCACTGCACCATCAGTCGTGTATTCATTAACCCCTTTCATGTTTTTGGTTTCATCGGTGGACGCAAACACGTCAAGATAATCCTTGACGTGTCGTTTGTCTTTCTTCTCACTACCATAAATGGCATTGTGGTTGAATGCCCGAATTAAATCTAATTCGGACATTGGATTGTTGAACTTAGGGAATTTGATTTTCAAAGGTATCTCCTATGGTTATACAGTGAAAAAGTCGTCTAATGACTCAGTTAGTTTCCTATGCTTCTTCAAATCCTCAACACTGTGAAAAACATCACCAATTTTAACTTGATTCCCAACTTCGGTCAAGATGTCATGATCTTTATATTCAATGACAACATATCGTCCTGATGTCTTGAAAGTCTTTTTATCAATGGAATGGTTGCCGATAGGATCTTTTCCACCCTGACGATTATACAATTCCTGTCGATACTTCGGACAATCACGTCGATCAGTTCTAACAACTTGGTCACTCAATAGATCTTTTATGTTTGCACCTAGAAATTTTTCACCAATAATTGCACAAAGTCTATCAACTTTCTGCTGACTATTCAATTGACCACCCAAGT